CATCGTTTTTACCTTTTGATGAGCTGGTAGTAAGAATAGATGAGCCACAAATACAGCATGGGCATGATGGACCACAACACTCCCAACCTTTCGATTTGTATGACATACCTGATTACGATGTGCCACAAGCACTGCCACCACTAGGCGACCAAATTTTATTGTCTGAACTTGTCGTGTTAGAAACAATCTTAGTAGACGATTTCCAAGAACCCACTGCTTTTGTAGAGTTCGATAGCATAGAACAACTCGATGAATGGTTCGAGAACGAAAGGGGTAGACACGAAGAACCTGCCGAAGAGGTTACCCAAATTGATGCAAGACCTGAGAGAGAGGAAAGAGAAGAAATCATAGAACAAGAGGTTGAGGAGGTTTTAGAAGAAATAAGGGAAGAACAAGAAGAAGTAGCTGAACTAGAAGAGGAGCTTATAGAGGAAGAAGATGCCTTCGATTTACACGAAGATGAGCTTGTCGCAGATAATGAAGATAGAAAAAATATGAAATTAAATGTCGTAAATAATTCTATAAAAGTCGCAACACAAAGTGCAAACTACGGAGGCGGTAATCAAAGTCAGGGTAATTATGGTGGTGCTAGTTCACAGTCAGTAGGAACATCGGCATCTAGTAGTATAGCTGGCAACACGGGTAATTTTAGTAGCTCACCAAGTATAAGTGACCAAATCGCATCAGCATCGGTACAGACTAATAATTTGCTATCTATGTCACAAAATCTAAGTGGCAGTGGTGGTGACTCCCAGGTAAGTAGTGTCACAACTAATTTAATACCTCTACCAAGTGTAGGTGGTGGTCAAGTCGTTATGGCAGAGGTACAAATAACAAATCTACAAGGAGATATTAGCAGTGCTACATCAGGTGTTGTATCAGCAAGTGAGGCAGATGAGATAGCAAGTCAGATCATAGCCAACAACATAAAAAATCAACAAGACGAAATACAACAACAACAAGAAGAAACAGGTGAGTATGCCGATCAAACAACCTTGGTAGCTTACTTAGGATTTGTTCCTGGATTTGATAGCTATAAAACTTTAGAGTTGCCTAAACAAAACACATGGTATGAGGCTAAAGAAATTTACAGTGATATAATTATGAACGATAATATAAATGCTTTTTATGGTTTGGCAGGTAACAATATAAATACTATGAATATCTTGTTACAAAGCCAACCACAGTTGCAGGAGGAATAATGGATTGGTTTCAAAGTAAAACAACACAACTAATAGCTCTAGTATCAATAGTTGGTACACTTGCTGGTTTTGGTTATACAGGGGCTACCTACATAAATAGGTTAGAAAACCTTGAGGCAAAAATCGGTGGTATAAGTGAAAATGAAAATGAAGTACAAGTCATAGAAGAAAGATTTGTTGGTATAGAAACAAGTGTTAATTTTTTAGAAAAAGAATTAGATAATATAGACATACCTGATGTTTCATTAATTAAAAGTGAACTAGCTGCGATCAAAGTACAACTTTCTGATTCTAAGGAAGATATAGAAGAACTGAAAGAAAAAATAGAAGAATTACAAAAAGACGGCAACCCTCTGGCAAATTAATATGTACGAGTTTTGGGAGTGGCTCAAAAGTTTTTTTATTACCACTTACAAACTTACTGTTAGCTATAATGCAACATGGGGTGACAAAGACGACCAAACTTTTGTTGTGAAAAAGTTTTATAACAAGCAAGAAAAATACATAAAATTTAAAACTAACGATGATGAAATAGTTGAGATCCGGGGAGCAGAGGGTCTAAATTATAAGATAGAGAAACTGTAATGTATCAATTTTTAATAGGGATCATTTTAGCACTTAGCGGATTTAGTTATTACCTTTGGCAACAAAACGAGGTCTTACAAGATAATAATGTCAAACTAGAAAATGCAGTAGCAACACAACAAGAAACAATAGAAACTTTACAAAAAGATTTTGCAAAACAAGCACAATCTTTGATAGAAATGACAGAGAAAAGCCAAGCAGCACAAAGAGAATTAAATCGCTATACAGAGTTCATACAAAATTATAAACTTACTGCTAAGATTTTAGAAAATCCAGCAGAAATGCAAAGGAAAATAAATAATGGAACAAAACACATTATGGAAGACATCGAAAAACTCAGTGGCACTGTTGATAGTCTCGATGATGGTTTGCAGTTGCAGTCTTCTTCCGACTAGGGATATACAAATACAATCTAAGCCAGTCGAAAGAACTATAGTACAACCTGTCATGCCTAGAGAGATAGATTTAAAATCTGTCAAATGGTTCACAATAACACCAGAAAATTTTGAAGAACAATTTGCGATCATAGAGGAGCAAGAGGGTGAATTAGTATTTTTAGCCATGACTATTCCTGATTATGAACTTATGGCTTACAATATGCAGGAGCTCAAAAGATATATTACTGAGCTCAAAGATGTAGTGGTTTACTACCGAAAAGTTACTACTGAACCAAAAAATGAGTGACAAACCCGAGGCGTATATTTACAATGCCACATTAGATCGAATCGTAGATGGAGATACTTTTGATTGTATTTTAGATCTTGGTTTCGATGTCAAAATACATAAACAAAGAGTAAGATTAGCTGGTATAGACACTCCAGAAAGTCGCACAAGAGATTTAGCAGAAAAAAAATTAGGATTAGCAGCGAAGCAAAGGCTCAAAGAGTTATGTGTTGGTAAAATAAAAATTAAAAGTCTTGGTAAAGGTAAATATGGCAGAATATTAGGCATACCATACACTGAGGACGGCAAAGATATATGCCAAACATTAATAGATGAAGGACACGCTGTTGCTTATGATGGCGGTAAAAAAACTATGGTATGGGGAGATTACTAATGAAAATATCAGAAGAAGGTAAATGTCTAATCAAAAAATTTGAGGGTTGTGAGTTGAAAGCTTACAGATGTCCCGCAGGAAAATTAACAATAGGTTTTGGTCACGTTAAAGGTGTAAAAGAGGGTGATGAATGGTCACAATCTCATGCAGAACACATGCTCGATGTAGAGCTAGAAGAATACGAGGGCTATGTAAATGATATGGTGACTGCTCCGTTGTCACAACGTCAATTCGATGCCCTCGTAGCTTGGGTCTATAATCTAGGGCCATCTAATTTCAAAAAATCTACTTTGTTAAAAGTTTTGAACAAAGAAGAATATGACCAAGTTCCAAGAGAAATAAGAAGGTGGAATAAAGCAAACGGCAAAGTTTTAGATGGTCTGATAAGAAGAAGAGAGGCAGAAGCTAGATTATTTAAAGGTGAAGAATGGATAGATATATAGACTTGTGTAATACTAACTCTAGGCTTAATCGCTTAGAGTTGGGTGGTTTTTTACGTCACTACCTCACCACTCAACTCGCTTATGTCTGATATATCTTTTAAAGATTTTGATATTTTGTCTGAACAAGACAAAACAGAAGCTCTTGCACTAATACAAAGACACGATCAATTAGAAAAACAAGAAAGTTGTCAGTCTGATTTTATGTCTTTTATAAAACACATGTGGCCAGACTTCATTGAAGGTCGCCACCATAAAATAATAGCCGAAAAATTTAACAAAATAGCAGAAGGTAAATTAAAAAGATTAATTGTATGTTTGCCCCCTCGGCACTCCAAATCTGAAATGGCCTCTACTTTTTTTCCTGCATGGATGATGGGAAAACAAGGTAATCTAAAAATAATACAAACCACACACACTGCGGAATTAGCAGTTAGATTTGGTAGAAAAGTGCGAAATATTATTGATAGTGAAGAATATCAACACATATTTCCAGATCTAAAATTACAAGCAGATAATAAGTCTGCTGGTCGTTGGACAACTAACAAAGATGGTGAAAGTTTTTATGCTGGTGTCGGTGGTGCTATAACTGGTCGAGGTGCTGATTTATTAGTAATAGATGATCCCCACTCAGAACAAGATGCTTTGTCACCTAAAGCTCTTGAATCTGCTTATGAATGGTATACCTCTGGACCACGACAAAGATTACAACCTGGTGGCATTATTGTTATTGTGATGACTAGATGGAGCACCAAAGACTTGGTGGGCAAAGTCCTTAATAATCAAGGTGAAGAACATGCAGACCAATGGGAGTTAGTTGAGTTTCCTGCAATTATGCCAGATTCAGAAAAACCTTTATGGCCAGAGTTTTGGAAAAAAGATGAATTATTAAGTGTCAAAGCCTCTTTACCTATAGCTAAATGGAACAGTCAATGGATGCAAAACCCTACTGCCGAGGAAGGTTCTATAGTCAAAAGAGAATGGTGGCGTAGATGGGAGGATCCAGATATACCAGATTACTCTTATGTAATACAAAGTTATGATACGGCTTTTTCTAAAAAAGAAACTGCTGATTACTCGGCAATAACTACTTGGGCTATTTTTAGTAAGGACGATGGTGAACCAGATCAAATCATACTTTTAGATGCAAAAAGGATGCGTTGTGATTTTCCAGAACTAAAAAAAGCGGCTTTAGAAGAATATAAATACTGGGAGCCAGATGCAGTTTTAATAGAGGCAAAAGCATCAGGAACACCGCTTATACACGAGTTAAGAAGATTAGGCATACCTTGTACCTCTTACACACCCAGTAGAGGACAAGATAAAATAGCCAGAATGAATAGTGTGGCACCTATTTTTGAATCGGGTATGGTATGGGCACCAGAGCATGATTTTGCCGATGAGGTTATACAAGAAATGGCATCTTTCCCTTATGGAGATTACGATGATTATTGTGATAGTGCTACAATGGCATTAATGAGATTTAGACAAGGGGGCTTTATTTCTCTAAAAGATGATTACCAAGAAGAGGTTAAATTATTAAAAAAGAACAGAACAGTGTATTATTAAAAGGTTTTTTAACTAGGTTCAATTGGGACGGACATGAACACATAGGACCTATTATATTTGCAAACAATTTGGAAGAGGCAAAAGTAGTTGCAGAATATTATAATTTAGAACTTGATGGTGAGATAGAGGATATTGATAAAGTGAGTTCGAATTTGATGTCGAGAGTGCTACACTAAACGAATGGCTATTGATAAACAACTTGGTACAGAAAACGATCCAGATATAAAAGTACAAGGGTCGGCAGTAGAAGTACAACCAGAAGTTTCCCGGGACGATCAAATAAAAGAAGCAGCTGAAATTTTAGTGGCAGAAGAACAAGTGCTCATTGACCAAGAAATACCACAAAGCCCACCCCTTGAAACAGATTTTAACTCTAACTTAGTTGAATTTTTGTCTGATGATATTTTAGATAGCATATCTAATGATTTGTTAAGTGCTATACAAAGTGACAAACAATCAAGAGCAGAATGGGAAAAAACATACAAAGAGGGCTTAGATTATCTAGGCATGAAGTTTGACGAGTCGAGATCACAACCTTTTGAGGGAAGTTCTGGTGTTATCCACCCTATTTTGGCAGAAGCCGTAACACAATTTCAAGCACAAGCATATAAGGAAATGTTACCAGCAAAAGGTCCTGTTAAGACCGAAATAGTTGGTGCTAGGACTGTTGAAACTGAAAACCAAGT